GAAGTTCACATCCTTGTTGAGCAGGTACTCGTAGCGCCCAGTGGCATCAATCACTGCCATCGAATACACCGACAAGAAGTCTCCGGGCGAGGACAGATACTTGTTGTTGGCCGTCAGCGTGCCCGTCACGTTCTTGCGAATCGACGGAAACTGCACCGTGTTGAAAATACGCTGCTCAGCCTGCTTGATGAACGTGTCGATCTGGTCTTTGGATGTGACAGTCTGACCGTCCCACGTCAAAGTGTCGGGGAACGTGTTCTCAAGGTACGCCTGAATTTGGGCGCTGAGCTGGGCGTAATTCATGCGAGTTTCTTGCTCGAGTTGGTACCCTTGGTGGCGCAGCCAGTGCCACGGGTCTTCACGGTTTGCGTGTTGGGTATGTTATTGGGGTAGCCGTTGTTGTTTGGAACGATCGGCACGGTTTTGACTGGAGTGTTTTGCATATCAACCTTTCATGGGTTTCTTGGGCATGCCGCCTTTGGCCAACTTGGTCAGGGGCTTGCCGGCGTGTTTGGAACGCTCATGCTTATGCACTGCAGCCTTGACCGCCTTTTTGGTTACCGTCTTGTCCATCTTCACATCAGAGTGCTTCTTGGTTGCCATGTTGGCTCCTTACGTTACAACTATCGTGACTATACCGACTTCCACGTCCAAAACCAAGGGATTTGGCGTCAGCAACTCATCAAATTGTGATGCGCCACCCACTGGGTTCCAGCCCCAGTAAATGTCTCGACTGCCGCCACCCGGTTCGCCATCGGCCAAGAGGCCGGACTGAAGGTAGCTGCTGTCTGGACGCGGGTTGCGCAACCCTTGCGGATCATCCACCGGGTACATACCAAGCTGCAGCTGCGGCTGATCCGGCTCCCAGCATTCGTTGCACACGATGATGTTGACGTTCTTGGTCTTGATGACCAGCGCCTTGAGCTCTTTCAGGCGGAACTGAAAACCACAGCGATCGCATATCGCAATGGCTTTTTTGCCTGATGCGAACCTGTTTCCCATGGGTTATCCGATGAACATTTGGCGAGGAACGAAACGCAACGCCGCCTTCTCTTGGTCTTCACCAGCGGCCAGCTGCCATGCTTCGTCGTACTGAGACTTGAGAACCTCAACGCGCTCTATGGCACCGGGAATCTTCATGGCCAAGTAATAAGCCAAACCGGCCACCATGCAAGGGATGAAGCGGAAAGGCATGTCCATCGTGTTCACGCCATCTCCGGCGTTCTGGATGCGACGCATGCGCCAGTAGACCAGCTGGTAGGTCTGCGAGTTGTCCGGCACGGGCCACAGGGTGACGCGAGGGGTGTCCAACCGCTCGACCCAAATCTGGATTGGGCGAGCCTGCTGGAGTTTGTTGGGGATGGTGGCATAGGTTGAGACGCTGATCCGAGTGATGGTCAGGTCGGCCTGAGTGGAAGCGTTGCCAGCACCGGTACGGATGACGTGTTCCAAAAGGTCCACGGTATCGGTCGGCAGGTTGTATGTGGCAGTGCCCGGCACCAAGTTGATGGTGCCCTGCTCAAACGTCCACATGTTGATGCCACGGTTGGCCCAGTCAGCAAACAGCAAGTTCAAGGAACGCCGTGCCGTTCGCAGGTCGTAACCCGTACGCAGCTCTGCGCCGCAACGCTCGAACGCTTCCTCGACGATTTCACTTAAATCGAGGTTGAAGTTTGCTACGCCTGATGTTGCCATTATCTAAACCCTGCTGTTTTCTTTGCGATGGTCTTGGGCTGTGCTACGAACTGCTTCCCGGCTTTTTTGCCAGCGCGTTTCGCACGCGTTGTAGCAGCGTACTCAGCAGGGCTGAGGCTTTTAATTGCAGCTTTAGGAAGGTATCGCTCACCTGTTTCAGAAGATTTTTTACCACTTTTCGTCCTCCATTCTTGGTTGCCCCAGTCTTTGAGGGATTTTTGCGGAGCCTTCATTTTAGTCCCTGTAGCCGCCACCAGCGGCTTTGTACTTCTTGGCCACGAGCTGGGCTTTACGGGCGCTCCATTTTCCAGCGCCAGTGCCTTGGGTTGCGGCGGCTTTGACTTGGCTCACGATCCGCTTGCGCATCTCGGGCTTTGTGTAGTTGCCGGCCGCATTGACCTTGCCGCCCTCCGCATACTCAGTGAACTGGTCACCGTCTCTGCGTTTGGCGGTTTTGGCCTTGGGCATCTTCGAAGGTTTGACGGCACCCATGCCGCGTGAGGCCATCATGGCTTAGCAGGTCTTGCCGCCCATTTTCATGGCAATCATCTTGCCCTTGGTGCCACCTTTTTTGATGACGCCATCAGGCTTGGAGCTGGTCTTGACCGCGCCCATCTTCATGGCTGGCTTCTTGGCCGCAGCTTTTTTGGCTGCAGGCTTTTTCTTACCGAACATCTCTTGCATGTCGGCCTTAGCCATACCGCGACCCATCTTTTTCATCATTGCGTTTTCGTTCATTTTGAACTCCTTTAAACAGTTTTGCACCTAGTGAGACCGCGCTTGGCGATCCCGTTGATAGAGCCGCCCTTGCGGAGCGACATGTTGACTTCTTCAGGCTCGTACGGCTTCTTGGCAGCGGGCTTGCTCACCGTGGTCTTGGGGGCCACAGGACTGCCTTCGCGCACGCCGGCACGGGACTTGTACTGCTTAGCGTCCTCGGCTTTACCGGCCGTGGCGTACTCTTCAGTTGCCTTGCGCTTGGCTTCAGCAATCTTTTGCTTGGCCAGCTCAGTAGTACCTGCGGGCATATTCTGCTCAACTTTGGTCAGGTCGCGCATGATGTCGCTGCGACCGCGCTGAGCGGTGTCCATCGCGCCTTTTTTCTCTTTCGCGGTGTCCTCGGCGGTCTTGGTCGTGTACTTTTTGCCGTTGAACTCAAACGACTTGTCGCCGGCCTTGCGGGCGGCTGCGAATGCTTTACCAAATTCGGATGTTGCCATCATTTGCTCCTTTTGGCCTTGTCGGCCTTGACAAACTCTTTACCGACCTTCGTCGGCACCTTAACTTTTTTGGCGAACTTGGGGTTGTTCGCCACCGCTTGCATGAACTTTTTCTGCTGTGGTGTTTTGCTGGGCATTACTTCCCCGCATACCAATTGACAAGCTGAACAAGCCCTGCGCCCATGACGCTACTGGCCCCGCCAACCATCATCAAAACCTTCCAGCCACCGCGAGCTTCAGACAGTGTTTTGTCAATCGCCGCCAGCGTTGCCTGCATTTCTTTCATGTTCGCCAGCATCTTGTCCATGTCATCTTGCAGGTGCTTGATATCGGACGCATGCGTAGCGAGTTCACGGGCTGTTTGGATAGCGTCTTCACTCATATCAGCACTTCCACCTTGCGAGAGCAGCCGCCTTGCGGGTGGGCTTGCCCTTTGCGTCTTTCATCGGACCCGGCATCCCAGACATGCGTGCGCAGAACGAATCCTTGCGCTTGCCGCCTTGGGGCTGCGGGGCTTTGAGGTTGCTACCGGTGGCAGCGTTGTACTTGGCACGGCCTTTGGCAGTCAGCCCCGCCCCTTTGGAGACGGGCAGCTTCTCGCCACGACCGACCGCAAGGGAGGGGGTTTTCTTAGCCATAGAACAAAACGATTGAGGTTGTGTTCGTCACCGTGCCGTGTAGATCGCCTACTTTGCAGAGCAAGCCCTCAGCTGGAACGGGGATGATTGTGTAGCCAGCTGTCGTGTTGGCAGCAGTGTTAATCGTGGCGATGATCTCGCCAGAAGCACCACCTTGACGGATCACCACAGACCCGGCGGTAGCACCATTCACAGCGTAGATCGTTTTGACACGAGTACGCGGAATGTCACCATCGCCTTGGGTCTTGAAGTTACCCGTTGCCGTCAGCGGCTTGGTCGCTAAGACGTCGGTTTGCATACCCATGGTGGGCTCCTAATTAGGCAGTGCGTGTGAACACGTAAGCAGTGGCGCTTGAGAACATGATGGTGTAACGAGCCAAGCCGGTAGCGCCGGCGGCGATAGTCAGGTCACCAAAAGAACCAGCGGTGTCGGCAGCGGCGGTAGACAGGATTGCGTTGGTGTTCACTGCCATGGTCACAGTGCTTGCGCCAGCGGTGTTGTCAACATACAAGTCGAGCACCGTGCCGCGAGAAGCGCCCAAAGCCGCACCCAGAGCCGTGCCGGTAGGCATGGTGATCGTGGTGCCTGCGGCCGAGGTCGAGGTGATGTAGCCATCAGCAACCTGAGCGGCCGTGGCATCTGCCGTGGCGTTGATTGCGTTGAAGGAGGTGGGTTGGTGGCCAGTGATGAAGCCGTTGAGCGATCGTACTGGGCCGGAGAAGGTGGTCAATGCCATGATAATTTCCTCATGCGGTTAAGCGTATCTGTCTGCATGACGTCAGCCGGACCTGTCAGATACGCCGGTGATTCCGGGTTGTGTGTTTATATCACGGGGGGCTTCGGGAAAGCAAGCGCTTTGTCGACCAACGTGAATGTTGGGGCAACCCCGCCGTACTTGAACGAGTACCCTTTCATGGGCCCTTTGGCAATCGGCTTGCCTGTCGCCAGCGCACGGCGCAGTGTCGGCATCTTCAACCCGTACCGTTCGAGCACCGCCGTTAGGCTCGGGAACATCAAGCCGTCGGGCATCACAAAGACCGCCTTCGACATCTTCATGCGCGTCTCGTCCGTGTGTTTGCGCCCCGCCCAGTGGTGGTGGCTACGCCCTGCTTCGATGTTGGCCCGAATCTTGGCCAAACCTTCCTCCGACACCTTGCGGCCCGGGGCTTTTGGCACGCCCTTCTGAGCTGCGCTGATTTTGGCCCGCACTTCAGGAGATACCTCTTTGCCGTAACGGTAGTGCTCCGGCCCGGAGGTTTTATTGGTACGCCCCTCTGATATTTTTTGCCTCGCGGGGGCATTCAATACAACACCTTGTCTTGGGTGGCCGTGCTCCACCTGCCACGCCTTAGTTTTGGCGGAAAGCCGCGCGCGCATTTCAGGGCTGGCGTCCCGCATTGGCGAATCGGCATGCGCGGCTACGTTGTAGAGGTAGGTCTGGCCAAAGTGCTCATCTAGCCAGCGTTGCTCTGCCGGGTAGAGCGCATCTTTGCTGTCGAGCTGTTCGACGACCTCGAACTTGAAGAAGTCCTCGCCGTACTTGTTCCATGCCCGCTGCAAGTGGATGCAGTCATGCGTGCCCAACCGCAGGGCTTTGCGGTGTGCCCAGAACCGTTTGCGCGAATCGACAGTGCTGCCGATGTAGTAGTGGTCGTTGGTTACGTTGCGGATTTTGTAGATGACGTTTTTCATGGAAGCTCCTTAGTTTGCGATACTATACCATGGAACGAACACTGTTCCGCAGGGGGCAACAAAAAAGGCCCCGAAGGGCCTTTCTCGTACAAGCCCGAAGGCTTGATTTTGCTGGGTCTCAGCTTAGTTGGAGCCGGAGCTACCGAACATACCCAACGGATCGGACCATCCGAACGAGTAACGCTCACGACTCTTGTAGCGAACGTTGCCGGTATCGAAGTCTCCATCCATGGAATTGGACAGAGGCGTACGGACAAAGTGCTTCAAGCCGTTAGGCACGTCAGTCTTCAAGAACCAAGCGTTGTTGTCGGTCAAGAAGTGGTTGACGCCGTAACCTTCGGGGATAGCGCCCATTGCTTTCAACGCGTTGATGTCGTTGTCAGCGGTGGCAACACGCAATTCGGTATCAAGCAGACGCTTGGCAACGAACATCAGTGCTGGAGGCACGATCAGCTTGCGGGGCTTAGCAGCGATCAACAGGCCACGTTCGTCGGTCCAAGCGGCGATCTGGATAACGGCGGCTTCCAAGGAAGTCTCGTTCAGGTCAGCTTGCACAGAAGGAGTGTTGCTGTTGGTGCCACCAGAGACCAAGGGGTGAGCCGAGCTGAACAATGCAACGCCATCGCCACCGGGGTAGCTGGCGGAGAAGCCGTTGTTCAACACTGCAGCGCCCTTGACCTGCTTGGTGTAAGCCATAGCACGAGCCAAACCCTTGGTGTAACGAGCAGACAGGCTGTCGTACAAGTTGTCTTCGATCGCTTCTTCAGTGATCGAGAAACCCAAGGCGATGGTTTCGTGGTTGTAGCGGGTAGACCATGCTTCTTGAGCATTGTCGTAAGCGATAGCAGCGCCTTCAGCCTTAACTGGGGCGGCACTGAAGCCAGACAATTTGGTCTCTTCTTCGAAGGAACGCTCGGAAGTCTCGGTTTCGTAGATTTCCTTGTGTTCTTCGCCGTACTTTGCATACTCCAAACCGAACAAAGCGTTCAGGCCGGGGAGCAGTTCTTTCAGCAGTTGTGCGCGTGAAATAGCCATGATTTAGCTCCTTATTAGACGCCAGTCGGGTTGAGGTATTGATGACCACCGGTCATAACGGTCGCAGTGGTGTAAACCAATGGATCGCCAGTTGCCGTAGTTGTGGACACCGCGTAAGGTGCGTTCCATTTGCAAATGAACTCGCAGAAGTTGCCAGAAGTATTTGCACTGTCAGGCACGCCAGCGATGATGCGGATGGGCAACGAAGCAGTCGTAGCAGCGCTAGAACCGTCAATAGCCACAGCCGAGTTACCAGTGGTAGTCGAACCTGCGTTTTGGACCAGCGAAACGTTTGTACCGACCACGGTTTGGCCGTAGAAAGCGATGGTTGTGCCCGAAGACACAGCAGCGACTTTGAACAGAACGTCCGGATCATCCAAAACGAATGCCACAGCGTCAGCAGCGACGGTACCGGTGGGCCAGTACTGTTGGAACTGAATCTGTTTGGTCGATGGGTTGGTGAATTGGCAACCAACAAACACGCCAACGGGAGTGGCGGTAGTGGTACCAGTGTCTTTTTCGATAACGCCAGTGCTAACCAGCTTGACAACGTCACCAGCGAAGATGTTGGCGGCGTAGCCGCTTGCGATCTTCAGTTGACGGGTCGAACCAGCGAACACCTGACCGCCGATCAAATTGATCGGTTGCAGGCCGTAAGGCTTGTCAACGGTAGGATATGCCATGTGAGACTCCTAAAATTTATGAACCAGAACCGAAACTGACCTTCGTGCTTCGTTCAGAGAACTTCGGCATACGACGATCATTTTCACTAAGGAAACTGTTGTCCACGGACTCCATCTGAGCCTTGTTTTGGTTCGCGTAGTATTCTGCGCGTTGCACCAAGAACTCTTCAGGGATACGACAGAGCAACAGGCCACCAACTTCAATGCCGCCTTTAAAGCGACCTTCAGTGGTTGCGTGCATCA